CGTTTCAATCCCAAGAGTAGATGTTGACGCCGTTCTCTTTGCCGAGCGGCTTAATGTTTGTCTTGAGGCGGATGTCTGAAAGTTTGGCCCCCACGCCGAATATCATAGACAGGTAGTCTGCCACACCCGGCTGACTTGTCTTCGTGGTTGTTTCTGGCACGGGTGTAGCCCCCATCGCACCGAGTTGCGTCTGCAAGCCTGTGGTTGGCGCGCCTGTGTAGCCCGCGTACTGTCCGCGCGCCGCGTCGATGAGAGCCTGCTGCAAGCCCTGCTGCATGAGACCCTGCTGCATTTGGTTCTGCTGGATCGTTTGGCCCGTGTTGAACGCCTGCTGGCCGAGTTGGCCAAGCTGTGACGCCGCGCCGAGACGTTGCTGGTTTGCTTGCAGCCCTGCCATCTGATTGAGTTGCTGCGCCGTCATGCCTTGCTGTGCGCCAAACTGGCGCGCTTGATTGAGGGCCGCTTGGTTGGCCGAGGCTACCTGCATCTGGCGACCTATGTCCTGCCCCGCCAACTGCTGAGCGTTCTGGAAGCCCGCCTGACGAAGACCCGACGCCGTGCGAGCGGCTTGGTCGGCGAAGGCGCGGTTCGTCTCGGCCTCTGCAACGCCTTGGCGCGATCCGCCGAAAGCACCCGCCGCCGACGCCTGCGCGCCGAGCTGGTTTTGTTGCATGAGGCGGCTGCGCTCAAGGTCTGCGAGAGACTGATCAACCACTTGGGTCTCGTATGGGTTTGTGTAAGCACTTAAATTAGCGCCCGCCACTTGGCCCGCCGGGGCCATCTGCGCCGCGTTGAAACCTACTGGGCGGACACCCTGCGCCTGATACCCCATCCCAGCCTGCGTGCCTTGCGTCGCCTGCTGTAAGCCGCCCGCCGCCGCTTGATTGACGTTGAAGTTGCCCTGCGGTGCCAGAGGCGCGTAACCGCCCTGCGGGGCTTGCATCGGTTGCCCCTGTCCCATCATTGAACCTGCCATTACGATACTCCCCTCGTGGGCCTAGCGGCTGGGCGAGACGCGGCTGTTGGCGGGCCTTGAGGCTGCCCCAACCCGGCTATAGTTTGATTTAAGAAGCTTTCCGGGTTGCGTGTATTAACACCCCCCGGCAAATAGCTTTGCGGCGTGCTAAAACTTGTGTAAGGACTGCCGCTGAAAACTGCGTTGTCTTCTAGACCGCCGCCCACGTTAATTCCGCCCAGATTGGTCCCTTGCACGGGTGCGGGTGCTGGGGCTGCTCGGCTACCCATCTCACCCGTCACGGGGTCAATAGAAAAGCTGCGCAGATAATCGTATTGCCCCGGCGCGTTTGCCTCTAGCTGGGCAAGCATGTCTTCATACATTGGAGCCGAGGAATAGCCCCGCACGCCGCCCGCGTATGTCGTAGGGGCGTCCATGCCGCCGCGCAGATCCCGCGCAGACAGGTTGCCGCCGCCTAGCCCGAACGCGCTCGCGGCGTCCGCTGTGTTCTGGAAGGCCGCTTCCTGCATAGGCGTGAACGCCGCAACACTAGGCCCGTACTCTGGTACAGATCCCATCGCCGCGATGTCATCGGCCTTGCCGAGATTGCGTCGCGCAGCCGCCTCAACATATTCGGGAACTTTGACTTCCTGAGTCGTTGATCCACCCTTAGACATTCGAGAACTCCTTAACGTATGAGGCGTGTTGGGCCTTCCAGCCATGCGCCTCTAAAGGTTTTTTCCAGCCGAAACGGCCAGACATTGTGAGGGCTGCGCAACCCTGCGCTTTCGCCCATTCTATCACATCATCATGCATATCCAAAATCTGATCCAGCTCGCCGCCACCTAGAAATACGTTGAGTACACGTTTCTTTGGATATACCACGATTTCTGTGACGATACACCCCCTCGGCGTAGGCCAAAGTTGCAGCACACCCTTCTTCAATCCCTCAACAATGTCGTCAAAGTCGTGAGTGCCGCCGCTGTACTCCAGCGCCGCCTCAATCCAAGGTTTGCATCTTGCTAACTCATCACTCATGCACCCTCGCAATCGCCAGCGTCGCAGCGGGAGCGGCAGGCGAGAACGCCGTCGCCGCCGTGGCGTCTAGGAAGCCGCTGGTGCTGTCCACAGCCCACTTGACCTCTAAGTAGTCGCCAGCGTTTAACTCGAAAATGCCTGACCGCGACACGACAAGAGTGGCCCCGTTCTGGTGGAGCGCGTTGACCATCGTTGAGCCAGACTGGGCTGTGCCGTTGACTGCGGGCCAGAAGTAAAAGCGCACAGTGCTGCTGCTCGTTGACGCGATTTGCGCAGTGAAGTTAATCAGGTATTCGCCCGCTTCTTCAAAGACTATGCGCTCGCTGTTGTCCGCGTCTCTGTCAATGCGAGAGTTGCCTGTCGGCGCGTCGAACGTAATCGAGTAAGCCGTGTTGGCTGCGGCTGCTGTTACGTCCGCTGCGCGCTGTAGTGTGGCGTGTCCGCCGCGCATGACTATCTGACGCCACTCCCCGTCATAGCTGACTGTCGGCCAGCCATTCTCGCGGTCCCACAGCAGGATGCCGTCTTCAGACGGGTTGTCGCTCGCAGTCTTGGTGAACAGTCTCGGGAGCTGTCGAGACAGGTAGCTGGAGAGCTGCCTGCCCCACTGCGCCAAATCTGGGCCGATTGGAGGGAGGACGGGCGAGGACATTAGCGCTTGCCCATCGGCTTGGCTTCAATGCGCATCGTGCCGACACGCCACGGGCCGACCTGATCGCCCTCAATGCGCATCCGCGCCTGCCTGCCCGTGAAGCGCAGCGACACTGGGTTGCTGGGGTCAAAGGGTCCGTGGGATGTCTCCGCCCCGTTGGGATATAGTCGGCTCTTAAACGTCAGCGTTACGTCGCCCTGCGTGACTTCATCAGGGATCAACTCGGTCACAGACATCGTCTGCTCGCCCGTGCCTAGCGAGACAGGCGCGGTCTCCGCAAATATCGTCGCGCCATCCATATTGAAGCCGACTTCATGCTCTTGTAGCGAGAGGTCAGCGCCCACCATGAATGGATATTTAAAGACGCCGCGCTGGATGCCTGAAGTGCGAGATAGCTCTCCGATGAGCCAGTGGTTTTCTTTGTAGTCGTAAGCGACATATCGGTCGATCTCTGTGCTGTTTTGAGATGGGAAGAACCACCAGATTTCGCTATTTTGACCGTTATTCCAAGCCCACACCTTAGACTGCTGCGCAGGGTTGATTCCATCAACGCCAAACACATAGTCGTGGACCGCGCACGGAAGCTCCGACACGCTGTTGCCGTTGAACAAGAAGAAACCGCGTTGCCCCATCCAGAATACGCCCTGATCGACGTCCGCCGCCGCCTGTCGTGATATGATCCCGCAGGCGGTGCCGACGCGCTCAAAGCCGTAAACGTAGGGCGGGCCTTGGTAGCGCGCTGTGTGAGCGTCTACATCCGTCAGGATTAGCGTCTGCCCCTTCGTGCGCACGGCAGTCATAATTTGGCCCGCCGTCTGAAGCTCAATATCGCCCGCCTCGTTCGTCGCGAGAGGCGTCCACGTTGTGTTGTCCTCGCGGTCACACCACTGCACTTTCCGAGGGTTGTCACCAGCGCCCAGCGCGAAGATGAAGCGCTCCTCCGTGACAACGAGGCCGAGATTGCCCGTCGGGGCGTTGGCGATGGCCGCTGCGGGTGTGGACGTGTTTAGCTGCCACTCAAGCAGCCGGCCGTCGTCAGGATTGCACGCCACCAGATACTCTCCCCAGTTATCCAGCGACCACGTAGTCGCCTCTGAGTAGTTGCCGTAGTCCTCGCGCGGCTGGCCGTAGTAGCCCGTACCGTAGAAGCCGTAGCCGTAACCCGTCTGGACCCCCGCGTCGGCGCGCCCTGTCGCCAAGTCCGAGGGCGCGACGTCAGTGACAATGTTGGAGCCAGTCATCACGTTAAGCTCAGAGTGCGACCCCGCAGCTAACCACGCGGTGCCGTTGTTGGCCTCCCACGCGTGCATACCTCGGATCGGGTCTGTGCTGAAGGCGGCGACGCGCTCCTGCCAGCCGCCGACTGGGCGTAGGGAGCCGTCACGCCAGCGCACTAGCGATCCGTCTAGCCAGCGGCCAGAGGCGTCGAGATCTGTGCC